CCAGTTCAGCGCCGGCCAAGGGCTGAGGTAAATCTACTTGTAAACCCTTGCGGGCGGTGATTCTTGATATTTGTACAATTGCCACAGTGTGATTCCTTGAGGTATCACATATTTAGCAAGTAGTACTGTTCGACCTTTTTCCACCATAAGTCACGATATTTGTCAAATTCTGCACCTTGCAACACAAATTCTTGATACTCTGGGGGCTTGATAATGTTCATGTGCTCATCCACTGTGGGTTTGACGCACATTAAAACCACGCCTTTTTTGATGCGGGTGCCATGTAATTCGTTGTGTGCTTCGGCATAGGCGCACAACTGCACAAAGTAATCATCAATCCACTCGCGACGTTTGGGCCGGTTGGTTTGTTTGTAGTCTAAAATGGCTTCTTCGTTTAGGTGTATGCCTGCGCCGTCCGTGGTGCCTGCGTAGACCTGGGGTAAATACAGGGGCACTTCAATACCCCAAAACTCTGTGACATTTTTCAGACCCTGTTGTATCACAGTCTCAGCCATGGCATGTGAAGCCCAGGAAAAAGGATTTGACCCACGTGGTTTGATCACACCATCTCTCACAAAATGTTCAAGAAAAGTGTGCATGCGTGTGCCACGATTGGCAGCTTCAGTGGTAATGGCCTGTGCTTGTTCGTGCCCCACTCTGGCTCGCCAGTTTTGTAGAGCCCGTTTGCTCTCCTCACTTTTGGTGGCATCCAGTATGGTTGTGACACTGGGCAGTCGATGGCCATCCGGAGTGGCATACAGTCTGCGGCCATCTATTGTGACACGCGGTACATGCTCATAGTTGAATTTCTGGTTTAACAATGTTGTCATATTTTAATTGGTTAATTTTGGCGATATGGTAAAGTTTTTTTATTTTACTGTTTTTATCTGAATCATAGTACAGAGAAAGCAAACTGTCAAAAATCATTTTTTGTCGCAATTGAGGACTAGATGCATTGTCGTAGCTTTCATCAAGCACTGAATCAAATGTCAAAAAACCAAATTTTCTCAACCTGGCCAAACTGCCTGCACCGGCATATAGTACAAATGGTTTGCCAGTGGCTAAACATCGACTTGTTTTTTCAGTAAAAAAATCAGCAGAATTTTCATCAGTTTCGGCCACGCATTCAATGTAGTACTGTGGCCACAAATGATGATACGTGGTCAAAGACAGCATCCAAGACAAAAACTTTCCGCCTTGATCGGCCAGCAGTTGATCTTGATCAAACTGTTTGCATCTTAACCAATCAAGTTGAGATTGATATGCCCCATTGACCATTGAGTAACTTTGTTGAACGTGCTCAACTGGTGATCCAAAGATCAAAAAGTTATCATTGATGAAATTGCGGTCAATGTTGTAAGCCAGGTCAAATCTACTGGGACTAAATCTACCTATGAGCAAACCTAAAAATTTTGCATTGGTATCAACGGTTAGATCAAACACCCCTGGGTGCAAATATTGTTTGGTATTTTTAAAAATATGATAGAGACATTTCTGATGACAAAAGTCATAGGGCCAATGGTCGTGATAAGTTTTAAATGTCACTGCAGATTTTTCTATGATGTTTTGTTCACAAAGCATAGAAAAAAAATTTACAATGCCTAACTGTTCAACGTTTTCGCCATCGTCAGCATTAACTATAATTTTTTGTCCTTGATAAAAATTATAAAAAAACCCAGTCAGTATTTCTTTGTGCTCTGTGCTAAAACCATACTTAAATTTATGGCATTCCACTGTGACTTCGTGGGGTTCTACAATGAGAAAATAGTTACTATCTGTCACAGTAATTCCTAAAGTTATACCCTAAAACTTTCGCCACAACCACAACGATCTCGCTCGTTGGGATTGGAGAATTCAAAACCTTCATTGAGACCTTGGCGTACATAGTCTACATGGGTACCTGACAAGTATACATCATGTTTTTTGTCAACCAGCACACAAAAATCATCCTGTGCATAGTTAATGGTGCTGCTGTCAGGTTCATACTGTTTGACATATTCTAACACATAAGCCAAGCCTGAGCAACCTGTGGTTTTTATGCCAAGTCTAATGCCTGCATAATTTTTAGATGCAACAAGTTTTTGAATTTTATTTTTTGCAGCCGGGGAGATTGTGATCATTGAGTATTTAATCTGGATTGATCTTTAGATCTTGTAAAAATTCATGCAGCTTAGATGATAGAGTCAATTTGCTAAATTGCGCCTTGTGCTCAACCGGCACAAAAGGTAACAACCCTTTCAAAAATTTTGGATTCAAAACAAGCTGTTCGTAAAAACTGTCAGACTGGATATTGGCTTCGCTCTCAAATCCAATTGTGTAAAAGAAATCATTGTTTGCGGTCCAGTTGTGGTATAAGTTTTTGTGTAATAATCCATACTGTTCACTCAGCAACAGATTGTTTACAGCAACGGTTGCATCTAATGTTTTACACTGATTATGATGCAAAAACAAATTGATCAAAATCACTGCCATGTAAAAATTTCCAATCAAATTCATGGTCACTATGTCGTGCTGGTCAAATGACACACATGATTTTGGAATTCGAGATTGAAATCTTTTTGAGTTTTGAAGGCGAGTACTGACCACGTACTCAAAGCCAAACTTTTGTTGATATTCAGGATCTAATATTGCAGGACTGGTTGGCAATGGTTCATTGATATTGACTGTGGGCCAAATATTGGCTTTGGCCAAAGTACTCAAAGTGGTTATTAACGAGTCCGGTGTTTGTCCAGGCAATCCGTAAATGATATGGGATTTAATAATCAAGTGTGGATATTGATTACGCAAATCATTGGCCATAGACAGATGCACTTCCCAACTGACATCTGGCCGGTCAATGTTTTTTAAAATTTGTGGGTTAATATCTTGGATAGAAAATGTCAGCATACGGTGCACCAATCCACTTTCTACCATGTGCTTCCACATGTGGTAATTGTTTTGCTTTTGTAGTTTGCTCCAACTGGCTGCTATTTTGAAACCAGCATTTTCATTGATATTTTTCTTGGCAAAATATTCAATTACATCAAGATCCTCGGCATACTGTCCTGTGTTAGCGTCTGCTATGAAAATATTGGTCAATCCCAACTGTTGAAACAAATCAATTTCATCCCGATAGGTATTTTTTCTTCTAGAAACCTTGTTGTCAAAACCGCTGTTCCAGTCACAGAATGTACAGGCATATGGACACCCTCTAGTAATTTCATAAGGCAACCAAATTGGTCCTGCCTGCTTTTTGGCATCTTTGACCATGCGGGCTAGAAACTCTTTATTTGATAAAAAAATACTGCGTTGATTAATTTTTACTGGGCGATATCCAGCCACTTGGTTTTTTCCTGTCTTTGCATTTTGCCAAGCACAGTTTGATGTATTAAGTGCAATCAGAGACTTTTGGTTTACAAGATGTGCCATGATGTCAGCAAATGCCTGCTCGCCAGCACCATACACAGCGTAATCAATAAAAGGCCACTGGGTAAAAAAATTAGGGTTGTTATGCACATCAATACTGGGCCCGCCGGCTATAACAGTCAACCGATTTTTTACTTCTGTGGGAATATTGGCCAATTGATCCAGTAAAAAACTATGATTCCAAATATAATGACTGACACAAAGCACATCGGCCTTGGTGTATTCAATGTGTTTGACCAAATCTTCTGTGGTCAATTGAAACTGAATAGGCAATAACCATTCCAATTGTTGTGCTGTGGATTGGTCATGTGAGTCAATCCATGTTTTTAAAACCAAAGCAGTTGGGTAAAGATAGTTTCCAAGATCAATATCACCTGCATGGTAAAATAATATTTTTAATTTTTCTGACGAGGGCATGATATTGCTCTCAACTGTCTCCAGCATAATCAATGTTTTTTACGATAGTCTTCTATGGCTGCTCGTATAGCATCTTCAGCAAGAATAGAACAATGAATCTTGACTGGTGGCAATGCGAGTTCTTGAGCAATCTCTGAATTCGTAAGAGTTGCCGCTTGGTCAAGCGTTCGTCCTTTAACCCACTCGGTAACGAGAGAACTGGAGGCAATCGCACTGCCGCATCCGTATGTTTTGAACCTTGCATCTGTGATAATCCCGTTTTCAACTTTGATTTGCAATTTCATCACATCGCCACAGGCTGGTGCACCTACCATGCCAGTGCCAATGGTGTCGTCGATTTCAAACTTGCCCACATTGCGTGGATTTTCATAGTGATCAATTACTTTTTCTGAATAGGCCATGTGATATTCCTTCGCTGATTATAGCGTATTTACTGCGGTGTGTCAATGAAAATCGATTACTTGTTCATTCCGCGTTGCATGGCGGATTTGGCCGAGGCGGCCACAATGTCTTGCGCCTTGTTTACAGGCATTTGGGTTGGGCCATCAGGGCCTTTACCTTTGTATCGAATTACTTGAGGGTTTTGGGGATCCATGGGCTCCAGCACCGAATCCAAGGGTGGTTGGCTCACAATACTAATAATATTTTTTTCAGTTACTGGAAAGCCTAAACTTCGAGCAGCAGAAATAAATGCATCAGTACTGATTTGTTTCTGTGCGTTTTCGTCATCCGCCCGGCCACTAAGAAAGTTCACCAAGCCCAATAATTTTTTTGGATCTGGCGAACTGTTGGATTCGACTTCGTCGATTCTCATTATCTACGTGCTCGTCCCAATGCTGCTTTGCTAGTTGGTGCCACAGTTTCAAGATCGTCACCCACTGGTGGCACCCCACCAGAGACTTCACCTGCTGCCATGCCTGCCATTTCGTCGGGTCCAATATCAGCACCAGGCATTGGAGGCGTTGCACCTGGCATGCCACTGGCAGCCATACTGGTGTCCAACGGAGCAGGTTGACCTGTCACAACACCCAAAGCTGTTTCCAACTGTTGTTTGGCGCCTTGAAGATTTTGCACAAGTCCTTGTAATGCTGCGGTCACATCAGTGTTGAATTGCGTGGCTTGCTCCATGCCAATTTGATTACGAATCGAATCCACCAAGGCAGGCAATTCTTTAAACTGCATCTCTGTGGTGTCTTCCAACATTGACTGCATTTTGTCTACCATGTCTTGTGCTGCTAATACAACTTGTGCTTGTTGAACTTCAGATTCTTTCAAGAATTGATATGCTCTACGTAGACGGCTTTCAGCGGCCATCATTGCCTGACCAGCTACCATTTTTTGTTCGTCTGGTGTAAGTGTTTGTCCTGCTGCGCTTTTCTTCAATGCCTGTGCCATCTTGGGATCTTTGATGTCCACGGTTTTTTGACTACCCGACGGCGGAGGTGTAGTAGCAGTGCTGGTGCTGGGGTTGGTGCTAGACGGAGTGGGCGAAATTGGAACTTGTTCTTCTCGAATGCGACTAGACAATGCTTGTTCCATCATTACCAACTTCAAATAAGCAGGATTGCGCTCACTGGTGTGACGACCAGGTCCACGCTGATGTTCGGCAATCACACCGCGCACACGTTGCAGCATGGCCTGTGCTTCTCGCACTGTGAGTTTGTTTACAGGCATTTTGGTACCAAAGTAACTTTCAAATACTTGGGCTACTTGGCGGCTCTTTTTTGGTGTGGCCAGTTCGGTTAATTTCATTTGGCAAATCCTCTTAGTTGTAGATATTTAGCCGAATTTAAACATTTTTCAAGTTCTTGATTCAGCAGTGTAAGGTTTTCAATTTTGGGTGCAAGTTTGGTGCGCACCATTTCACGGAATTCAGGTTTGACGCTGCGTTCTGCCTGCCCACGACGGCAATGAATATCAGCGGTCAGTGTTTGTTTTTTGATGTCTAGTATGCGAATATTCTGTGCCAGTCGGTACTGTTGCAGGCGATCTGCCACACACCATGACATGGCAGTTTTTTTACTGCTGAATGTGGCCACTAGGTCATCGCTGTGATACACTGCAAATCCGCCAGATTCAGGACGCAAATGATATCTGCCAAAAGCCACATATCCGCCATGTTCATCATCAATGATGAGTTCAGTGTATACTCGCTTGAGTTCACGCTCTGCAAAGTGTTCTAGTTTTTGTTCTCGGGTCATAGTGTTTTGACGTAGTGTGCTGCCAACCAGCCTGTTATGGCTAACAGTGTGCCTATAATGCCTATGCCCCAGGCAATGAGTTGATCATTACGTTTTTCGTTCATCTTACGCACAATGCCATGCACTTCTGACACCATGTGTTTGACTTCGCCAAGATCTTTTTCCACTGTTTCTACCTTGAGTTCCAGCATGCGATAACGTTCTGCACACAGTTCCACATGTGCTTCAAGGCTTTTCTTTTCAATGTCAGTGGTATCAACCATCAGAGTTCTCCAGTGACGTATTTATGGAAGAGAACCAAATGTTTTGATTGCTGCCTTGTGCATGTAATGTATCATTAATCACTGTGGTTTCATCTAGACCAATGATCATAGGCACACCATCGCAGTCGGCTCTAAGTCCAGCAAGGTCATCACTGCCAAAGCCACTGCTGAGCACACCTTCTGCCTCAACGTCAAATTCAAAATGCCAACCATCTGATCGTTTGATAGGCCTTGACACGTTCATGGGCTGTGTGCGCAGGCTAATGATCTGCAACAAACTTTCCCAGTTACGGTGTTGATTTCTTGCACGGTTCCAGTCGGCCTGAGTATGTAATATCTGGCCGGATCTTGTGGTATAGGGTAGTTGACTTTGTCTGAAGTGTCCTGTGACGCCTGTCCAGGTACAGTCAAAAAGGGTGCGGCACATGACTTTCATTATGTGCATATTTAACGCCAAAAGAAAACCCTGGATTTTTTACGTCCAGGGTTGACTGTTAATCTATGTTAGATTAAACGTTGGTGAATGTTGCACTACCAGCAACGTTGGCAGTTGGGATACCAGCGTTGATACCGCCTGTGGCGTTGGCTGTTTGAGCAGCAGCAACCAAGGTAGCTGTGGTGTATGCACCTGTGGGGTAGATCGCCAAGTTGATGGTGCCGGTAGCTGGGCCAACTTGATAGAAAGCCACTGTGCCGCCTGCGCCGCCGCCAGTAATGCCAGCACCAGATTGCACTGCTTGGATAACGTTGTTAACATAACCGTTGACATTGCCACCAGAAGCCAAACTTGTGTTTGCTGTCAAAGTGAAGAAGTCCAACTTGGGACCAGACAACATCACTGGGCCTTGAGCCGCAATGTTTGCTGTTCCGCTGATGCTGCCATTTGCTACGTCAATAGCAAATACTGGTTGTGTAGTTCCATTTACTTTTGTAAACTGTGCCATGATTTTTTCCTTTTAGTTAAGTGGTCTCGGAGGACCTGCTTTTATTTATACAATCGGTAAAAATCACCCTGGTTGTGGATTATTTCTGGCTGCATTTCTTGCTGTAAAATCAAATCTGTTCACAGCTTTGCCGTAGCCTGCAGGGGTGGCCATGACCCAGCCCTCGTGCCCGGGATCTTTCAAATCCAGCTGACGTAATACGTCTAATTTCAAGTCATGTAGCAACAGGAACAGTGTGAACGCTGCTGCCATGCCTTCGGTGTTGCTGGTAGGGCTTTTCAAGTACTCTACAATATTGGCAAATTTACGTGGGCTTACTTTGGTTTGCAACCACTCGCCAAACCCTGACAACAAGTTGTCAAAGTTTCCGCCAGGTTGTTTAATTCTGTAATTGATGTAGTCCACGCACAGTTTGGCCAAGTCTGTGATCTGCATGGCTCGCAATTCAGCAGGATTGAACAATGTGTCAATGGCAGCACCTTTGCTGGCAATCATGGATTTGATTTGCTTGATCAAATCAGCATTGGGCATGATCTCTTTGCCAAATATGGGCTCAATCAACAGCAGTCCAGGCACATCATTGAATCGCACACGCTTGAGTGGTTGTTTGGACTCACCAGCATCTGAGTACATGGTGTGCATGGCAATGCCAATCTCGCTGTTGCCTATGCGTTGTCCCAGAGCACTTTTTGCAGGTATACGATACTGCACTGTGTTGGGCTTGAACACATAGTTGCCGGCTTCAAGCGGAGGGGTAGTTTGGTACAACAAGTCACCTTGCACATAGCCACGGAAGTTGGTGGGCAAGGCTGCTTCCAGTATGGGAAACAGTCTAGCATAAGTTTGAATCAGCGCACTTCTGTCACCTGAGCGTGTGCGTTGTATCTGTGCCATCATTTCTGGTGAGGTAGCAAGACCATCATAGCCCTTGGCTTCAAACCCAGATCCATCTGTGAGCACAAACTCTCCTGTGTCAGGTTTGCGACCAAAATACACAGCAGGCATGCCGTCCCACTTCACGCTGGTTGTGGTACCTGGACTGGTAGCGGCATGATCCAAGATGCTCAGTGCTTCTGCTGCACCACGTGATCCTTTGCGAAACACTAGATCTTCCAAGTGTTCAATGCCTTTGGCTCTGCCACCCACATTGCCTTCTTCAGCTTCGTAGATACGGTAAGGATTTGCAGGCTCTGCTTCCACCAAGGGTTGCATGCCTTGGTTGACAATTCTGTCGCGTAGTCGTGCTAGGAAGTAAGTGTCTGTGTCTTCTGTCACAGCGTCTGGCTGTGGTAGGCCTTCCTTGGTTAGGTAATCACGGAAGTCTTTGATCTTGGCTTCCCGATCTTTATCTTTTGCCAGTGCGGCAAATATAGTTTCCACTGTGCTGAGATTGTCTCGAGTGGCTCTGGGTCCAAGAATCATACGTGCTGCTTCATCAGGATCCATGGTGACAAGTTGATTGCTGGTGCGGCTGAACACGCCATTGGCGCCTAACTTCAATCCATGATACTTGGCCAGACTTGACATCAGCACCGCACGGTTCATGCCTTTGTAAACAGATCCTGCACCTTGATTGTAGTAGAACGTGCCCCAGTCCAAGTTAGGGAAAAACATAAAATCAGTTTGCACATAGCCTAAATCGGGACGTCCTTGTATGGGTGTGCGCAGGTGTACTTCACCGCCTTTGCGAATCCACTCAGCAGGGTTGAGTTTGTGACTCACAATCCATTGTGTTAGTTTTTGGGCTAACTGTTCTTTTGATACTTGATTGGCGTCCACAGCAAGATCCATGTCACCCGATGTAGCAGCTTTGCCTGTGCTGCCTAACCAGCGTTCACGTGGGAATTCTATGCCTGTGAGTTGTTCAAGCCAGGCCACAGTGGCAGGCACATCGCTTTGATTGATACGTTGTGTAAGTGGGTTGCCGTCGGCATCTTTGAATACATTGCCACCTTCTAATAATGTGCGCAGGCTTTTCATGGTGTTGATTTTCGAATTTCTGACTTGATAATCTTTATTAATTCAGCTTGAGTGGGATCTGCTGGGGACAGCAATATACCGTTAAGAACAACGTCTCCTCTGCGATCTACATTGACTACAGGTGCGGCAGCAGTTGGCGACCCTTGTATCTTTCGAATCAATGCAGCCACCGCAGTTTGCAACGGTGTGGTATTCAATGTTGTTCTGCCAATTTTAACACTGCCAGTGGTACCAGGTCCTATCACAATAGATGGCATTACTTGCATTCGCTGTCTTTGTGAGCTGGCTGCAGGATTGAATTGCATCAAGGATCTCATATCGTATGTGGCTTTGGAAAGATCCTTCCATTGTTGAAATTGCCCTTCTGGGGTAGTAGGGGGACTGTAATAATTCAGTATGCCTCTAATGGCAGCATTTAATTTGGTCAACAAAGTGTTGGCTTCGGCTCTAGATCGCTTATCTACCATGTCTGGAAAATCATTTAAATTGTCACCTAACTTTCCATCAAGAAAATATTGAAAAACTCTTGCCATAAAACTGTTTGACAATGCTCGTCTTGTGGCTGGGGGCAATGCCCCCGGAGTTCTTGCCCCGGCAGATTTCATAGCATTTGCCAGTGATTGATTCCAGTTGGCCATTTCGTTGGCAGCCATTTGATCGATCAAGGGTTCTGCAGCAGCGGCTGCTTTGGATCGCATGTCTCCATAAGCACTGCTGTCGGCTGCATCATCTGGCATGCTTAGTCCAGCCTGTTGGGCATTGTAAGCGGCTAATTTGTTGCCCAGAGCACTAATTGCGGCGCTAGAAACCCAACCGGCTTCTTGTAGGGGGTTTTTAGCAGTAATTTCAAAGATCTGCATTGGTTCTCCTGACGGACCGTGAAAATTTGCTAATATCTCTGTGGCGTATTGCATTCAGCAGTTTGCGCTGAAGATTTTCTGCTTGCTCAGCAGAAAACTCACTGTCAATTTGTTCCAGCAAACGAATAGCTGTTTCGATAAGATTGCTGGCACGAGTTTCTATGATAGCTTTGCGATCACGTTCTATGTACAAACTGTCCAGTTCTTCTAATATGCTTTTTGTTTTCTTTTGCATTTGCTCAAGGGCCTTTGGATTATTTAGTGGAAATGCGGTTACAATAAATATCTAATACAAGGAAACAGTATGACCAGTCAGATCAATCCCAACAACATAGATGGCAATTACCCCATTGCAGGTGTAAGCAATAACACTCAGGGCATGCGTGATAATTTTACAAACATCAAACAGAATTTTCAATACGCAGAAACTGAAATTGATGATCTACAGTCAAAAGTTGTACTCAAGGCCGCGTTGACAGGTACTACCCTAGACAATAATCTTGGCAACAATTTAGTCTACAATGCTCTTGTCAAGGGCATTTCAGGCACAGTTGTGGCCATTGCCAACACTTCAGGTACCATCACTATAGATTGCAGTGCTGGACCCTATCAAAGCATCAACATGGCAGGCAACATTGCTCTGAGTTTTACGTCAAACACTTGGCCTGCAGCCGGCACATTGGGTGTGGTACGCACTCAAATCACTGTGGATCAGGCCGGGCGCACACTGACTTTGCCGGCCGCTGTCAGCAATGGCATCACCGGCATACAGGGTTACAGCAGCAATGTGATAACATTTGCCAACACCGGTACTTATGAATTTGGATTCTCGACCACCAATGCAGGCAACGCCATTACAATATTTGATTTAAATCGTCCCTTGAGTTACTATACCAATGCTGTGACCATTGCCGCTAATACTGTGAGTACCAGTCCTGGAACTGGGGCATTGGTTGTGTCTGGTGGGTTGGGTGTTGGTGGAAATTTATATGTCAATGGGGACATATACGGCAATGTTTCTGTGACAGATATCAATGTGGTAAGTGTAACGGCTACTGGTAACGTAGTCAGTGGCAATGTCAACACTACAGGTGCTATCACAGCTGTCGGCAATGTCAATGGCGGCAACATAATAACCACGGCGTTGGTAAAGGGTGCCACTGTCAGTGCCACTGGCAATGCTATTGGCGGCAATGTTACAACTGCAGGACTGGTGTCTGCCACTGGTAATATTGACGGCGGAAACTTGCGCACAAGCGGATTAATTTCTGCTACTGGCAACATCACTGGAGGCAATGTTTTGGGTGGTGCCAATGTCAATGCTACAACACTCACAGGTACCACAGTTTCAGTATCAGGCAACATCACTGGTGGCAACGTGTTATCCAGTGCTGTGATATCTGCTGCGGGCAATGCCACCATACTGTCAGGCACTGCTGTACCAGCAGGTGGTACTGCTGGTGCTGGCTACAAATTTTCAAGCACTACCAATCTTGGTGTATTCTTTGGATCTGGTGCGCCTACTTTGGCAGCAGCCAAAGGATCACTGTATTTGCGTACTGATGGTACTACCACAAATGATCGTATGTATGTTAACACCAATGGTTCAACCACCTGGACTGCTGTGATCACTGCTGCGTAATTTTTGCCTGGTGTTGTTTGAACCGTAAATATCGGGTAAGGCAACACCAAAGGCAACCATGACAGACTTAGAACAAATTGAAGCACTGCTAAAACAATTCCGCAGACCTTGTCCACAAACAGAACAATACACCAACAGACTCACAGAAGAATTTGAAGTAATCATCAGTCAGAGATTCACCGAATACTTTTTAAAAATACGCCGAGTATTGGATCTCAACTCAGACATTCCCCACATGACACGAGGATCAGCAGGCTCCAGCCTGGTGTGTTATCTCATGGGCATCACAGATGTTGATCCCATAGAGTGGAATATACCATTTGCTAGATTTCTCAATCCACTCAGAGACGACTTGCCGGACGTGGACATTGATGTGCCGCATCACAGTCAAGAAAGAGCCATGCAGAGAATCTTTGATGCTTGGCCTGGCAAAACAGCCCGCATATCAAACTATGTGCTGTACAAAGAAAAGTCCGCACGTCGAGAAGCAGCCCGCAGATTAGGTGCCAAAGGCAAACTGCCCCGAGACTTTGACTACAAGACCTTGGGCATAGATGAAACCGAAGCCCGACGCATCGAAAAGAAACTCATGGGCAAAACACGCTGCCTGTCAAAACACTGTGGTGGGGTCATAGTGTTTGATCGCAAACTACCACAAAGTTTGTTTCGTGAAGACAATCTCATCTTGCTGGACAAAAACGAAGTGGAAGATCTAGAACATCTCAAAGTGGACATCCTGGCCAATCGTGGTCTCAGCCAACTCATGGAGATTGATCCCACCCGCATGGTACATGAATATCCCTTAGAAGACGAAGCCACTGCTGACCTGCTTGCACGTGGTGATGTGCTGGGAGTCACACAAGGCGAAAGCCCAGCCATGCGCCGACTGTTCCGAGCCATAAAACCCACGTCTGTGGCCGACTGTGTGTTTGCCACTGCACTGGTTCGTCCTGTGGCCATGGAAGGTCGACGCAAGGCCTCATGGTTCCGTGACTGGACAGCAGATGGAGCCAAAGAACGTGCCATTGTGTGCGAGGATGATGCCATAGAGCGTATCATGAAACTGATTGGTGTCAATGCCTACGAAGCCGACATGTATCGGCGAGCATTTGCCAAAAAGAACGAAGAAAAAGTCATGGAGTTCATGACACGCCTGGGCGACCATCCCTTGAAAGAAGAGATCTATCAGGAGATGTTGAACCTGTCAGGCTTTGGCCTGTGTCGTGCTCATGCTGTAAATCTTGGCAGGCTGATCTGGGCACTGGCCTATAACAAGGCCCACAATCCTCGCGAGTTCTGGCGAGCAGCTCTCATGCACTGCCAAGGTAGTTATGCACGTTGGGTATATAGAAACGAAGCCAAACGTGCCGGTTGGGATCTGCGTGAACTGGGATTTGATAACTGGATCATGGAAGATCCTGTGTCAGCATTCAAACAACACGGTGCATGGAACACTCCAGGATTCCTGCCCAACATGGGTGTGCGCGGCCTGTACATGGACCGCTATGAGTTTGCTGGCATAGTGGCCAACAGCCGTGTGTTCAAGCGAGACAAGAACCGCTACATACACTTTATCACCCTGGGCGTGGGTGAAGGTGAATATGTGGATCTCATTGTGGATCGACCCATCAAGTATGCCAACTCATCGGTGATTGTGGGGCAGGGTGAGATACGCAGTCGAGATGGATCACAGTTCTTACAGGTAGATCGAGGCAATGTCAGTGCCATGGCCATTGACGATTATCTCAGCCTGTCTTGATCTTGCCCAACAACTGTTTCAACTTGGCTGACTGCACATCTGCTGATATTTTTCCTGGCTCGTCGGCTGTGACTGCGGAAGGCTCTTCACTAGTAATCTGGCTCTTGGCCTTGATTGATTCATAGATGCTGGGCGCCCGTTTGCGGAATTCTTGATAATCCGGATCTTCGGCAAGGTCAGTAATGCGCATGGTTTCAATGTTGTACTCCAAATCAATTTTTTGACCAACGCCGGTCGAGCTTCGAGACTTCATACATTGTATCTGATACTTGCCACGCTCTTTCATGGCACGGCTAGTAAAGATACCAAACACATTGTCTGCTGTGTTGATTTTAGATATACCACCTGAAATGTGGCTGTGATCAAATTCTACTTCTTCCACTGCTGATCTATTCAACTGTGAAGCAGTGACCATGAGTATCTGCAATTCTTTGGCCAGGTTGCGCAGTTCTTCTGACACATACTTGTCTTTGACAAACAGGTCATTGGGACTGACTTTTGCACTCACAGGCATCAGCAAGTCCAAATAATCAATCATCACAAAGTCCACACGTCGACCTGTCTGTATCTGATACTCTTTCAAGTATGCACGTATGTCATTGATGTTGCTCTGTGCTGGCAAACCCTTGACCTGATAGTTGCCGGCTTTTTTGGCCACCAACTTGACCTTGAGTTCAGTGGTGTCCATGTCCTTGCGTATTTCTTTGGTGCTCATGTTTGTGAGCATGGCATCCGTACGCAAACTGGTGAGTTCCTCACTCAACTCCAATGTGATGTACACCCCACTGAGTCCGGCCTGTAACCAGTTTAGTGCAATGTTCATCATAACCAAAGATTTACCCGAACCAGATCCACCGGCAAAGATATTGAGTTCACCACGACTGAATCCACCATACAGCAGACGATCCATCTGTGGCCAACCTGTTGACACCTGTCCACCTGAGTTGAAATACTTTTCAATTCGGCTTCGAGGATCAGCAAAGTAGTCTGTGCCCATGTCCTTGGTCAATGATATCTGCACAGCATCTTTGATCAGTTTCTCCACAGGTTCAAAGTCACCTTTTTCCAACATGTCTGCGGCTTTGAGAATAGCACGTTCCAGTTCTTGACGCTTGGTAAACTGTTCAAACTCTGCCATGAACCACTCAAAGTGTCCTTCGTTCAAGTCTGGCACCGGTTGTAATTTGATGCTGGTGGCCGCTGAGATCTGTGTGCGTTCGGGCATGGTCTTGAATTTGTCTGAGTGTTCTTTGATGAACTCAGCCGCAGGCCGCAAACTCTTGTCAAAGTTCTGCGGGTTGTAGATGTTCTGCACACGCACATAGCTCTGTGCATCTTCCAACATCATTTCTAGAAATAATCGTTGAACGTCAAGTCCGTATTCTTTTAACAAGTGCTTTTTTCCTTAGTTCAATTTTGATTCTGCTGGTTTCTCGCGATTGCATTATAGTTAGCAGAGCTCCAAGTTTACCCAACTTTATCACTGCATCGTTGACGTCTTTGCAACCCTCGGGCCATGTAGGTATGCTCACCGCCCATCCCAGTTCCACAGCACGATCAATCAGTTCAACACCGGCTGTGTCTTGATCTGGTACCACTGTGATTTCCCGACCAAGGCTGCGTATCAATCTTGCCTGTAGATCACTTATGGTGTTGTGCATCACTGCAAGGCCACCTATGCTGAGTGCATCAAATATACCTTCGGTCACAATCACATGCTGCCAGTCGTCATGCTGTAGGTCTGTACCAAACACATAGCCGGGTTGACTGTGGCTAATGAACTTGGGCTGTTTTCCATCTAGCATCCTGGCAGTGAATCCCACCATGACATTGTTGTAGGTAAACGGTATAATCACCTGTGGGCGAGTCCAGTGAATGCCATCGTTCTGTATGGCAGTGAGCACAGGAAAATCTTCAGGCACATGTCTAATACGCAAATAGTTCCACTGTATTGTTTGTTCAGGTGTGACTAGTTCTGCAAATGGCGGCAAGTCGTCAAACTCACCAAATTGAATGTCGCTGATGGCATTCCATGTTTGCTGCCGTTCGTTCAGTATGCCATGTATGCTTCGATGCCTCAGGCTTTCCAATCCCAGCATTTCTATTTCTACTTCTGGCACACCCATCCAACCCAGCAGTCGGCGTGTTTTGAATGTTACACTGCGACCCAGGATAAAACTGGCTGTGTATGAGCAGTTGAAACAATGATAACTCCAGCCCTGGTCAGACGCTTTGAGTCCACCACGCCCTCTTGTGTCTCGTGTTGATCCATTGTGTTGACAACACACTGCATTAAAACTCAACCAGCCTGAAGGTGTTTGTTTACGTTTGGCAGGCAGATAAGCAAGGATGTCAAGCATCTAAGCAGTATAGCAGGATTTGTGTTGTAAAGCAACAGTTAACGATAAAAGATATTGGTCACATAACCGGTTGTGATCAGCACTGTCACGGCCTGTTGTTCGGTGCCACCAAAGTTCAGGGGCAAGTACCCTGCGCCACCATTTGTGACAGTGATGGCACCAATGCCACTTGGACCAACAAATGCCTCGCCCACAGCAGTTGCGCCAGCCCCGTTGCCCAGAATTTGAACACAAGGCGCTGCCATGTAGCCCGATCCTGCATTGGTCACTGAGATACCTGTGACAACACCATCAACCACAGTGGCAGTGGCAGTGGCGCCATAGCCTAGGCTGTTGTTTATGCCCAGACGTAACAAGGGATGAAACCCCACAACATTGATGTAAAAAGTACCAGTTTCGTCAAAGTACTGGCGGCTTTCAGTAACATCTACCCAGACTGACTCGTAATCTTGTGCACCCTGTACCTTAAGTGTACCAGTAAAGTGCACTAGATCGTACTTGATTGTGGTCAAGCTGGCGCCAGTGGTGTTGATATGACTTGAATAGTATTCAGTCAAATAATTGCGAGACTGTGGTTGCGGAGATAGTGCCCAGTCTGGCCATGATTGTGGTCCAGGCTGCGGCCAAGAATTTTTTCCATTTATAGTGGGAATTGTCACTGGCTGACTTGGTATAAACTGTGGCAGTACTGAGTCAACTATGTCACAGTTACCTCTAGCGCCAGCATTGTCATCTACAAATGTGGCCTGCACATAGTCGCCTTGAGTGCGTTCAATACTGTAGCTGGCTGGTTGCGCTAGGATTTCAATGGTGTCTGCGGTGTTCAAAACAACTTTGACTCGGCCCAAAGGTGCACTAAGTACAGTCATGTCTTTTTCAAGCAACAGTGTATCACCAGTTTGGTTCAACATTCTAAATTTGAACGTGCTACCTGTTATGTTTACAGGCTTTTCATCTTGGTTGATAAATTCAAACAGTAAGACGTTGTCCACGCCCTTGTTGACAGTTAAAGTTTTTGCATACACTGGGTCATACCTCGCTGTGAAATACCCACCACTGGTGTCAATCAATATCACCCGAATTATTTGTTGATATAAGTAAATGGTGGTTGAATACATAGGATCCTCGATACATATTTATGGGTAACAACATCTTTGAAAAACTGGCAGAAAAATACCCGTTTATAACACTGTGCGTGTACGCAAACAATGAATATATCGGTATAGTACAAAATAAAGATGATGCTGTTACGACTATCTACGACTTTGGTGCTGTGATAACACAAGAAGACAAACTAGAATTCTTGGAGTTGGCCAATACATGGTGGTGGGAGAGCAATCGTAGCATACCCATCAACATATTCTTGCGTGGTGACTGGGACAAGTTTCGTTCAACTCTGCGCACATTTTCCAACAAAGATCTAGAAATCCTCCATGGCCCTGTGTGCAGTTTGATAGATATTGCTCGCAAAAAAAACAAACGCAAATCAATTACCTTGGTCCGCCGTATTGAGTAAGTTCATATGCAGTGCAACTAATGCTGCATAGGAAATCGCATGACTCTTTTTAAACGTATACCCACGCGATTCGTCCCCATCCCATACTGACGCAAACACTTCTGCCCAGGGTTTTCTTTGCAAGTGTGCCTTGCCTGGACGAATAATACTGATAAAAGCAGCCATTCTAGGTATTGAGTCAGGTTTCATCACTGCCAACAAATCTATATAATTGCCCACGTGTACCAGTTGCGCAGCCCAGGCTGGATCTGTCCACAGTCGACTCCATGGGGGTGTTGCTGACAACATCTCTTCATAGTGTTCAGGATCGCGAATCAACTGATACACACTCATGTTCAGCAAGTCAATTTTGAAATAGCCACGCTGTTCTGCTGACTCATAGTCAATGGCAGCACAGCCATGCTCAATGTCTTGCGGAATATCTGTGATATAGATACCAGAATTGTGCCGGCGTACCCGACCATCCACCACTTGTCTGGCAGGTGTGTGATGGATCAGTTCTAGTATTCGACTGCGATCCGGGACGTCAATGTCAATGTCTGCACTCATGTTCTACACAGCGCCACTACAGTTTTTAATTGCTCTTGGGCTTCACGCACAGCACCTAGGGCATCGGCCACAGCAGGATACTGTTCAGCCATGGCACGTGCTTCCTTTTCTTCCTGCATCTTTTCTCTTGCCCATGTCATAATTTCTTCAGCTTCTCCACTGAGGCCCACACTGGCAGTACCGGTCATGGCCAACCACGACGAGCCATCATACACTTGCACCTGCTGGTTGTGATATCTCAGCATGCCTGCACTGGGTGCGCCAGCATTGATGTAAGGCCCGCCCACTGAGCTGTTGACTGTGACAAATGCACCAGTTGAATATACGTTTGTGATCATGTTACCATCCTGCCTGTTTCAATATTTCTCGTGCATACTCTGTGTCAGCGGCATAGTCTGAAAACCTCTTCTGCCACACATCTGAATCTATGTAAGGCCATATCATGGTCACTTGGTCAGCGGTGAGTTCACTCAAAAACTTCTGTCCTGACTCTGAATTGTATATCACCCATGGACTGATGCGTCCTGTGGTGACAGCATAGCACATGGCATGCGGGCTGCCGTATCTCAAACAGTCATTGGCAGCGGCTGAATGCTGTTCGGCCCAGTCTATGCCAAACTCCACTGCTCGTGCCAAGGCATCTTGCACTGCTTCTACCTGCAAATAATACAACAAGTATTCTGTGTACAGTTGATCTGACGCCCAGCGATCAATCTTTTTGTTGTGTTTCAGCAGCCACTCCAGGAACTGTCGAGGATTGATCACTCTGGTGGCAAAGCAGTACCTACCAAATTTTACAAAAGCCTTGTAGTAAGGTGAGTCAGCAAAGTCATCAAATGTTTTTAACTTTGCACTGCCTTGTGCTATTTCATAAAATCTAATGTAGGCATGAAAGCCCAGTTCAACACCACGTTCGTTGCGTTCACTGCGTCTGCGTTTGGGTTCACACATGTGCACAGCCATGCTTTCTGGCCGTTTGAAAGTCTTGTGACAGAAGCCACAAGTGAGTTCACTTAGTGTCTCGGCCATGATCTCTGATGTATTGATCTAGTTCTTTCTTTGTGGTCATTGACGCCAGCAAGGCCAGTTCGTCTTCTTTGTATGTGGGAAACAGTTCAGCCAGCTGCTTTTTGATAGCACTAGCACCTGCACCTGTTTCTTTTTTCTTGGGAGAGATCCAGTTATGTCTGGGCGTACCCATGTCGGGACTCACAGCAGTGGCACACAACCATTGCAGTTCAGGATGTCGATTGATGTTGAAGAAGTGCTTGTTCAATCGTTCATTGGTGGAGATCAAATAAAACTCTTGCAAGTCTCGTGAACCTTCCACACACGACGCCCAACGAATCATGAGATAGTTTGAAAACTTCTTGCGTTCCTCTTCCGTGAGTTCGCGATAGAAACGTCTGTTCTTGCGATCCAGTTGTCGCATCTCATTTACAATGTTTAGTTTATCGCTCACTTGTCTACCTTGACTAACTTGTATATCATTATAGCACGTTCTAAGGCATCTTGTAAAGCAGGATTGGTTTTGGCCATGCGTCGAATATCATTCCACATTTTATCTTCACGTATGTGATCTATCAAGGGCCTACCATCTGAAGTTCTGTTGTCATAGTCAATTTGATGTCCACTCACAGGGTCATACCCATAGCCTATTAACTGCCGACTACTGGGATCAGCACCTTCTTCTCTGGCATACACTTCGTTGCCTACACGTTCGTAAATGTATTTGGCTCCGGGTTTAAGAGTTCCCATACCAGTAACCATATTGAATGTGTGCCCAACGCAGGAATCTTTCCAGTCCTTCGCGATCATCAGGATAGCTCTCCAAATAGATCCGCACCATACGATTCAATTCATCAAACATTTGGGGTTCAGTGTAGGGCATACATCACCATGATTTGTTGTAGTCAACTATTTCGCAGTTACGACTGATGTCTTTGACAAAGTACACACAGTCTGGATCAGGATCATCGCTCAAGGGCACAGCCAACAACTGTCCATTTTTAAGTTTGGGTGCATACCACGACACTTCGTGATACACATCCAAGATTTCGATATCGGGAAAGCTGGGACGGAAACTTGTGAGTGGATTGAATTGAAAAACTCGGAATCCACGATCATTGATTGAAGTCAAGGGCAACACTTCCAAATCACCTATTTCAGGTTCGCCTATGAGTATTTGCCAATCCATGGGCATCTTGATGGTGTTGGTTCCAATGCGCAGTACCAAGGCCGGGGCATTGAAACTTTCCAAAAATATTAGTGGAATAAAATGATAGTCTGGCTCTTGTGGATTTGAGTTGTCCAATATGGCAAAACGCATGTCATCAACTTCTTCGGGCAAGTGATCTAGGTCATAATGAATGTTGTCTAATGTAAGGATTCGCATGTTGTTATAATATAGTTTTTTGTGACAAATGTCAACCTAATTTCATCCAGTCTAGTTTCTCTTGTGTGAAAGGATAGTTGGCTTCCTTGTAGAACTGTTTGCGCTTGGTCAAATGACGCTTGGCAAACTTACAGGTGGATGTCACGTCCCAGATTTCCACATGGTCTTTATCTTCCGCTTTTCTAATACCACGACCAATGCTTTGGATGACTCTAACAAAGCTCTTGCCAGGTTCAACAAGCACAAGATTAAAAATTCTAGGAATATTAATACCCACGGCAGCCACGCCATAGGTAGCCACAATAATTTTATCAGTTGATTCAGATACTTCATCATATTCTGCCTGTCGTTTTGATCCCTTGGTAGCACCTGACACAAACACAGCCCGATCTCCCAGCCGTTCAACCAAGGCCTGCCCGGCTGCCACACGGTCTACCAGCACCAGGGTGTTACCGGTTTCGTTCACTCGCCGCACAAGATCTGCCATGGTGTCCAGGCGTCCAGATTCCTCCAACAAGTATTTGAGTTCGCTTTGATAGTCCTTGTACTCCACATGATCAATCAACTGCACAATGTTCACATGACAGTTGGCCAACACACCCTGTTGTTGCAGTTCATTTGCGCTAAGTCGGCCAATCACAGGACCCAGGCTCACCAACAGTGCTTGGCTTTCAAATTTCTCTTTGGGCACTGTTCCGGTCAAACCCCAGCGAATTGGCACTCTGGCCATCACGCCTGTGAGCAAGGTTTTCAGTGCATCTGCCTTGGCCATGTGCACTTCGTCCACAATAACACACACCACATCTTCCAAGAACTCACCAATGGTGCAGTCGCCTACACCAGCCTTGGTGTTCTTCAGCAGGTTGTTGAGACTCTGCCATGTGCATATGGTGTGCTGACGTCCGTATTCTTTTCTGTCGCCAAAGTACACACCAACATCCTGTTGCATGTTGATGTAGTCGGCTTCGGTTTGTGTCACAAGACTCTTGTTGGGCACAATCACAATGCTACGTCCATAGGGTGTGACTGCATTGCTCAGGGCCGCTGTCATAATGGTCTTGCCTGCGCCTGTGGCCACTTCCTGTATGCACTGTGGATTGGCCAGGAAGTTGTTGATGATTTCCACTTGATAGTCACGTAGGGCAATGGGTTCACCTGCGGCTGGATGTGTTCTAGGCCATGACACATGTGCAAATGATGTTTCTGTCACAGGCTCAAAGTTGAATGTGTTTGAGTAGTCACGCTGATCATCCAAGTCAACGTCGTAGTCAAAACGTTCCAAGATGGGCAGGATCTCTGGCAGTAGATTCACATAAGTTGACCCGCCCAATTGGAAGTATGCTACCTTGCCATCCCAGCGTCCCAGTCGCACTGCTGGCAAATAACGTGCGGCAGGGTTTTCATATTTGAAAGCGTTTACCAGAGCCTTGCGAACATTCAAGTCCAGGCCTTCGATCTTGATGTTGACTTCGTCACGTATTTGTATGGTACAGCATTTCATTTATAGTTACTTCACGAACAAATTGTCGTGACCTTATTTGAGAGATTAATTCTTCCTGTGTGCCTGTATATTCTAAATCTGCCACAGGGAATCGCAGTGGTTGTGCTTGTACATTATACACATTTTCAATGCCATGAGCAAGAAAAAACTCTTGGTGTTGTGCAATGTATTGTTGCATGCTGGTGAGTTTATGTCGCAAATCTTTTTCAAAAAATGAAACTACAAAATCAGCACTGTAGTATCTGAATGGTTTAAATGCATCATCACCTATATATGTATCATTGTCATGCGAGAGGTCTTCTACTGTTTTTCCAATCTCACAGTAGTTAAGATACACTGTGCCAAATTTGATATCAAGTACACCGTATTCTTGCATGGTGTTGATATCTAACTGTTGAGTTTTGGGCATACCAAACCACGTACAAACAAATCTTGGACTGGGTGCAAACATAGCAGTTTCACACCTATGCACCGCTAGGTTGAGATTTGCTAAAGCTTGCCTGACAGTGTCAGGTGCAGAGTGCCAATATTCTGATGTTTGTTGATCCAACAGTCCGTGATAACGTTCAAATATGTTGTGCAAATAATTTAGGCAATCTTGAGTGTATTCAAACTCGCGGTTGATAATTCTATCATGTGCATTGATCGTGATAATACACTGTTGTATCATTTCAACAGCGCGACGTTGCTCTTGCTGAATTGTGCCAAATCCGTAAAATCTATCTGGATTGTCCATGGGCCATGCGTGTCTTTGGCTCATGCGTTCAAGCCATAATTTGGCCAATGGTGTTGATCTTATTTGGAAACGCAATTCAAAATTGTCACTGCCTAATTTAATTATAAGATACTGAGACATACCACAGTATATACTCTCGCAATGCACAAGTCAAAAAAACAGGGACCGAAGTCCCTGTGTAAAAACCCGGGGCGGAGCCAACCAATCCCCGGGGTAGAATTATTCTAAAACCAAAATAACAAATGCCAACAATACTGCTAACCATGGGTGTCCAAAGAACACCAACATTAGAACAGCAATCCAAGCCATGTCAGGCATTCTTCATACATGTAGTCTCAGCCATGCGCTTCCAGTTGCCTTCAAAGCTCTTGCGCAAGTCTGCAATCTTCAGCGCCATACGCAGACTCATCTCACGCAAGCGATTTTGATTAGCTTCCATGAACTCCACAATCTCGTCCTGCACACAGGGTTCAAAATCGTAGTCTGCAAACAGCACACCGTCCTTGGCAATCTGCTTGATACGCAGGACCTTGTCACGCATGGTGTCAAGTGTCAAGTCCAAGTAGTGACAGCGTGATTGCAATGCATCCAAGTGATCGCGCAACTTTTGTGACTTCATTGCATCGAACTTGAGGTTGGTGATAAAGATCACTGAGCCTTTGAACTCGAAACGATCAGGGATGCCTTCACGACGCAAGGCACTTGACTCACTCAACCATGAAATGGTACGTTTCTTGCCTGAGTCAAGAGCACCTTTGAGCAGGTTAAGGGCCACGTCATCCAGCAAGATTGAGTCACAGTCATCAAACACCAACACACAATTGGCATCTGAATACTTGTACAAGGTTTGATACAAACCGATGGGTGTTGCCGAACCTTTCACAACCTCGGCACGGAGACGCTTGCCAGCCAGTTTGTCAAACAATGTGGCCTTTTCAATCTCTTGCTCAACACCAAAACTCTTACCCACACCAGGAGGGCCTGACACAATCATGGCACGGATGTCACCGTTGACACAGGCTTTTGTCATCTCATGCAAGATGTCAAAACGTTCACGAATACGTGTCATGATTTGTTCTTCAGTTTCGGCTTCTGCCTTGGGGGCAACAAATGCCACGGTGTTTTCTTTGCTCACTGCATCTCCATTGACATACTCGATGTCGCTAATGTTATTGACTTTGATACGAACTACATCAAACTCGGGACCAAAATAGCCTGCACTTTTTACAGTGACAAAGCCACCTCGGGCACCAGTTTGAAAACCTTTTACAAGGGTAAATGTTGCATTTTTAACTGGGTTGTTGCGATACACACCGTTAATCACTCGAATTGCACTCATTGTTGGCTCCTTTGAAATGCGTTGTTGTTTACTGTTTATGTCTCTATTATAGCAAAAGTTGAATTAATGGTCAAGTACACAAAAAGTATTACCTTTTGAACTGCTCAAAGAAACGGGTATTTATTTCGTCCATTTCTGCTTGCTCTACATAGAAGTCAGTAGTGGGATCGTAGTACTGGCCCTCTCGGTTGTCATAATACAACACACGACCTGAGAAGTTGAACGGGCCTTCTAGGCCTTTACGTGGACCATACCGGTCACGCATGACGTCCATGGTGTCAACTACACGATATCCCAAGGCCGGCTCCTGTTTGTTTGTAAGCCACTAGTATAGCACAATGGCAATTATTGGTCAAGTACTACCAAAGTATTACCTAGCACCAGTTGTTGGCAATAATAGAATCGTTAGTACACTCATGCGGTTTGGGTTTTCCGTGAAATACCAATATGCTAGTATCACCGCCAATGTATAAACTTGAACTAGAGCCAGGTGCGTTGGGTTTTCTTGTGGAAAAATTATAGCCGCCGTTGGCCACTTGCCAACGCCAACTTTGTAGACGTTGTTGATCAAAGTATCTGCGTTGGGTAGGAGGGGTCACTACTTCCAAGTAATCTTGATCGCCAGGGTATTTTACAACTGTAGTGTTAATATCTAATTGGTCAAATTCGCGCCATATATTTGCATACCGGGCAACGTTCCACCACATCACACTAGAATTCATACCCGAATGTGTTTGACGTTGAAGATATCGAAAATCTCTAATGGTCCAAAAGCTCTCTGTACTCAATGCTGGAATCCAACTTAAATCATTTATGATTACACAGTCAAGATCAAAATACAACAAATTACCAGTATGATGTTCTGGATTGAACAACTGCATTTTGTACCACCACGAACGCTTGGGCCCACCGATGCCTGGCCATTCTTTCAATGCATGCTTGATCATGTGTGATGGCACTGGTCTGTGTTCTTCAGTATAAACATGAAAACGTATGCCCATGGGCAAGTGTCGCGATAACATGTTGTACAGTTTTTCCACATAGACCCAGTCGTAACCAGTGCCATGAATCACACAGGCACAATCAACTATGCCATCAGTGCTGACTCGATTCTTTTTAGCCATAGTCCTTGTCTTAGTTCTTCTACAGTGTATTCAGTGTGGCATATTTGAACCAACCATGTTGCTCTGTCCACTTCATAGGGTTGTTCGATGTCAGACATACCCACTGCCACAGGATATGCCAGGCTGCTGTGGCTCACAATGGGTCTACATCCTGCGATGCCTGCTTGTATGCCCGGTCCTGAGTTGTGATTCACCACTGCATGACAGTTAAAGTGCATGTCAAAACTGTCGTAAGTGTTGGCCACTGGTTGTGCTACTTCTATTGAGGTGCCTTCAGGCATGTATGGCATACGCAGTGGGCTTCGTGGGTGTGCTCGTATGTGTATGGGTCGATCAGTTGAATTGCGTAGATGCTGTATCTGCATCAGCACCCACTCTTCCATGCTGCCTATGTTGGCCACTTGTAGACTGTTGCGATGTTGAGCTGCTATGATAATTTCAGGTCGGGGTTTGGTCTGTTGAGCCAGGCTGATTTGTAACTTTTGTGGTCGATCCCAATCCAAATTGTGTTCATGACCATAATAGCCATCTCTAGTGATATGGTTTACAGCAAGTTTCCAGGTTGTGCCACGATATAACGCACCAATATCTAACACAATCACTGGCCGGCCTTGACTGCGATAGTGTTCGTATACCGCTTGATTGGGTTTCATTCTGCCATGCCACAACACTGACCAGATCACCGCAGCATCAGCGGTCATGGAATTTTCTTGCGTTTCAATGCCTGCGGCCTGACAAGCATCCAAAAACGCTGACATCACAAGACGGCTGTTTAAAGCACATTGAGCAGGAAAGTAGGCTAAGGTTTTAATCACTGTAAATACCGCAATGAAATACTGTGTAGTTACCACATTTAATGCTGCGGGTTACAAGACTTATGGATCTAGAATGATAGATACTTTTTTACAATCATGGCCTAAAACAGTTCAACTGAGAGTGTATGCTGAAGGATGTGCAGTCACTCAAACTGCATCAAACTTGCAAATCTTAGATCTAGAAGAGGTCAGCACCGAACTGGTTGCATTCAAAAATCAGTGGCGCAATGTGCCCAAGGCCAATGGTGACATTGGACCTGCTGGACGTGGAAAAGAATTCAAATATCAGGCAGTGAGATTTGCTCACAAAGTCTATGCCATATTCCATGCTGCCAAAACTTGCAATTCAGAATGGTTGATTTGGATGGATGCAGACATGGTGTGTCATTCACCAATGACCGAGCAAAAACTGGCAGAATTTTTCCCAGACTCCCGGGATCTTTGTTTTGCTGGACGCAGCAAAAAATTCAGTGAGTGTGGTTTGTATGGTATGCGCCTGCCTGAACCCGCAGTACAATCATGGTTGACAGATTTTCAACTCATGTACGACGACGCTGAACATGGTATATTCACCTTGCAAGAATGGCATGACAGTTTTGTGTTTGACACAGTGCGACAGCGGCATAGTCTGCGTGAACTTAATTGGACCGCACACCTAGAAATGGGCGAAGGCCATCCCTTGATCAACTGTGAATGGGGCGCCTACATAGATCACCTCAAAGGTCAGCGCAAGGACCTAGGCCGGAGTAAAGCGTCAGATCTACGTGTGCGTCGCACAGAAAGTTATTGGAGATGATATTTCTCAGCAAAAATGGTGATGATGAGTATATTGACATGTACGCTCAAGGACTGGGACTGCAATCAACGCCATTAGAATCCTGGCGTTATGAAGACAGCACTGAGCCCCTGATGTTGCGTGGCATTATGAAACACAAAATTATCAAACAGTGTTGGGCAGATGGAAGACCATTTAGATACATGGATTCTGGTTACTTGGGCAATCGTCCCAGTTATCAAAACCCACATGGTTGGAAACACTGGCACAGAATTGTGCCCAACAACCTACAACATGACACAGTGATACATAGACCCAGTGATCGATGGAATCGATTAGGACTGGAAGTCTCTCACCGTCGTCGTGGCAGCACAATATTGATTGTGGCACCCGATGACAAACCTTGTAAATTTTACAACATAGATTTAGATACATGGTTAGAAGAAACTATGGCCACAATCAAGCAACATACTGATCGTCCCATCATTGTACGTGAACGAAACAAGAGTCGCACTGATAGAAAGATCAACCGTGTGGAACATGCTTTAACCGATGTGCATGCTGTGGTGACATTCAACAGCATTGCTGGCACAGAAGCCATACTAGCAGGTGTGCCAGTATTTGCACTGGCTCCATCAAATGCTGCTAAACCTGTGAGCAACACTGAGTTAAGTCAAATTGATAATCCGTGGTGGCCGGATCAAGATCAAATACTTGAATGGGCTTATCATTTGGCCTATGGTCAATTTCACATAGACGAATTCAAAAACGGCTCAGCTGAACGCATACTTAGAGAGACCGAGGAGATATTGCATGTATGAATTCCAAGGGTGGTGGTTCCCTGACAACGAAGACCATTTTCCAAAGATGATAAAAAAGAGCATAGACAAAGGCGGACCCGCTGAGTATCAGTATCAGGTGCGTGATCGTAGCATGCGATATGTAAAAAATCACAGTGTGGCTCTAGATATTGGTGCCAATGTGGGTTTGTGGAGTCGCAGTCTGTGCCAGAAATTTCTCACTGTGGTGGCATTCGAACCTGTGGCCATGTTTAGAGAATGCCTGCTACGCAATGTCACTGCTGGCAATCTACAAGTCAAAGACTTTGCATTGGGCGATCGACGCACCACTGCTGACATGATAATTACAGAAGGCAACACTGGACACACGCACATTGATCCTGCAACCTTGGGCATTGGCCAAACGCAAGTATACAGACTTGATGACTTGGAACTTGACAAAGTAGATTACATCAAAATGGACTGTGAAGGTTACGAGTATCGAATCCTTCAGGGTGCAGAACAAACTGTTCGTCTTTGTCGCCCAGTGGTTGTGGTAGAACAAAAGCCGCATGATGCTTACAGCGATCAATATGGACAGCATGCTGCCATTGCACTTCTGCAGTCTTGGGGCATGGTCAGATTAGATCAAGTCAAAGATGATTGGATCATGGGATGGCTGTGAGTCCTTATTACCTTGACAGCGTTCAGGCAGGACGCCAATTTCAGCAACAAAACAAAAGTTGGGCAGGTTACGATGTTGTCAAGTACCAAACCCACATCAAAGATCTTGTTGACCGGTATGGTGCCAAAACCATACTGGACTATGGCTGTGGCAAAGGACTGCAATACAAAGACAAATTGCCTTATGGCATGTGGCCCAAAGATACCATGCCCCATGACCAGTGGCAAACATTTGATCAATACTTGGGTGTCACTGTGTATTGCTATGATCCTTGCGTGGAAGATTTTGCTACTCCACCTCCGGCTGATGCCAAATTTGATGGGGTGATATGCACACAGGTGCTGAACAGCATACCTGATGACGACATGACCTGGGTGCGTGAAACGCTGGAGCAACATGCCACTCAGTTCTGCTTTATTGCATTGAACTACCAAAGGCCAGCCAAGTACAAAAAGAGCCTGTACAATCCTGAATATTTTCGGGCACCGCGCACTAGAGAGTTTTTTCGCAGCCACTATCAGAATTGGTCTGGCAGCGATCTGTTTTGGTGGTTCAAGGACCGTCCATACTACCCAGAATGGATGGTGGATCAACTTGCCGGTACTTGGCAAGACACGCCAGAAACATTTGTCGATAAGTATGAGTTTGTAGAAGTCAATCACCGATGATTATCAATCCAGAATACCAATTACAACTAAAGGAGATGCATGGCCAAGGACGGTTCGTTAGAGGCAGCAAAATGTTGGGAGCCATATCCCCCTTTATTGATCAATATCACCCCACCAGTATACTGGATTTTGGTTGCGGTCATGGTGGACTTATTGCCAGCATTGCCCAAGCCTACCCTAACATAAATGTACAAGGATATGATCCAGGCAATGCCCAACACAGTCGCATGCCTAAAAGATCATTTGATGCTGTGGTCAGTGCAGATGTGTTTGAGCACATAGAACCCATGCATTTGGCAAACACCTTACAGTTAATCAGCAGTAAAATACTTGTGGCCGGATGGTTTAGAATTGCTTGTTACCCTGCGAAAAAACAATTGCCTGATGGGCGCAATGCTCATTTAATTGTGGAATCACCGGCATGGTGGCGCCAACAACTGTTGGCCAATATGACCGTTGGCATTGTAAAAGAACAAGTATCAGCTATTGATAAAAGTCATAAATGGCCTGGTGTGCGAGGGCAAGTCTACGATGTTACTGTGGTGGTCAAATAAGGCAAAAACTTTTGATAAATGCGTCCAGACTGTGCATCAGCATCGCTCCAGTGTGCGGCTGCTAAATCGTATATCCACTGTTTTCTGTCAAATGTTTTTGGTGATTCAATCTCTGCAATATCATGGTTGGCCACTGTCCATGCCACGCAACTAGAGTCATCAACAAATATAGGTATGCCTTCGATCACTGCTGCCACTGATGCTGAACTGTTGAAAAAAACAGCAGCATAAGCTCCTTGTAAATTGTCAACCAGTTGACTTTGGCTGGGTTCTATCACAGTGATATTTTGACGCCGACCCAGTTTACCAATGTATGCGGCAAATTCATTCATGTTATACTGTCCTGGATGCGGACGTATTTGTATGGCACGATTGGTTCTTGATCTGATTTGTTGTATTTTTTCTGCTAGCCATGTCATGGGATTCAATGTTTTCATAGCAAAGCCACCATCACGTTGCATGCATACAAGAATATGACCATTTGAATTATTTTTTGCTGGATTCAGTTGCACACCAAGTCGACTGCTAATTTCTATCCACTTAGTGGCATCACTGTTGCGATTAGCATACTCAGCACGATCATAAAAAGGACCACCAAGACTGTAACGCAGATACCCACTATTGTTGTCAATGTACTTCCAACAGCTTGCATCTATACACATGGTATGATTGCCACGGAGTTGTTGATCGGCAATGATTTGTTTACGCAAGGCAATATTACGACCACCTGTATTTGTAGTTGCCCAACCCAGCATCACTGCCAATCGAGCAGCAGTATATCGATGTTCCCACTCTACTGCAACAGAGTGTCCAATGTTGCGTACTCCTTGTGCAAAACTTTCTAAACACTCAATTTTTCTTGTGTGTTTGCGCGGATTGGCCACAGAACTGATATACACAACCACATCAACCACCTTGCAATATTCTCCAGGCTGTGCCATCGCGCATTTCTGCTTCGGTGAATTGACAGTAAGCTAAGTGTTTTGCCCATGCATCAACTTCGTCAAGACTAGGACGACGAATATTTTCTATTTCAGAGATTGAGGTACTGCATACCGCGGCTGCCGCATTGGGTCCAAGTGTGATGGCAGGTTTGCCATGCAAAATGGCTTCGCCGGCAGCAATACTGGAGTAGGTTATCAAACAGTAGATGTCTTGGTCCAAAGCCATTTCTATAGTGTCATCGTTTACTCTAACACTGCGTCCTTGTTTGCGGCGTATCACAACTTCTCTATCAGTATAGGCGTTGATTTCAGTTAGAGTTTGTTCCAGCCAGGCATCTAAATCTATGTCATAAAAATTTAACAGTTTTTGACTGGGAGGAGCAAGTAGAATTTTACTGCCATCTGCTCGTACTTTCTTTGGGCTAACTCCAGTTTGTGCCAATCTATCTCCAGGTCTATCAATTACAGGACCAAAGTTTTGCACATCGTTTTGTGTTATTCTATGATACAGTTTCTTTTTGCCATTGCCAAAATATCCAGTGTCAATGTAATAGAAGTCTTTGCCCAATGTCCTGCACGCATCCATTTGTTTGCGTTTGGTAATACCACGCAGGACCACAGGAGTTGGTGTTGCTTCCGTTTTGCTCCATGTGGTTATTTGGCCACCACAACCGCGTACAAAACTTTCCAATATAGGGTCGTACATATAACCTTTTCTTTCATAGCGATATTCACTGTCAATAGCATGTATGGCCTGTGTGTCCAGCGCACGAATCTTGGCAACAATGGTGTCAAGGTTCATGCCATAGTAGTCAGCCGCTGGGTCCACACGATACTTGATTATATTATAGAATATTTCTTTTATTTCCGCTGGTAGTAGATCAAACTCATGTTGCTCTACAGGCGCTAGTTCTTCTTCATTCATTTTGTGTTCTTTGCTGACAGTGGTCAGTTAGTGTTCGTTCATGATGCCATTCTTCTGCCTGCGGGGTGTCATGAAATTCATCAAAGCATGGAGTGCCCAAGGTATAATGTAAGAGCTTGGCGTCGGGGTTTGGCCCGTATTCATCAGGCAACCAATTCCATTCTTTGGGAAGTTCGCCAATGCGTTCATCATTTAACCAGGTAAATCTATGCAGTTCAGCTCCTGTGGATTTTTGCACAAACTCTGGCGTGAGTTTGCGATTGGGGAAACTGTTACAGTTCCATAAAATCACACTGCTCCAGTTTTTTCTTGGATAGTCTTCATTCTTGCTGCCAAGATACTTTTCAGTCATGCATGTTTTGTAGTCGTGTTTGACCACCATGACATCTTTGAGAGAGTCTCTCAAATCCCACAGTTCCACAATATCGCCACGCAGGATCATGTCACCGTCAATGAATATGGCCCATCCCGAATACCCCATTAAATGTGGAACAAGAAACCGTGTGTAGATAAAGTGATTGCTGCCATCAGTGTGTGTTTCGTCGTAGTCTCGAAACAAGTTCAAGGCCACAGGAATTATGGCCACTGGTTGACTGGCATGTCTAATGATTGAGTTTACACACACATGATAGGCAATGGCTTCTCTAGGATCGTAGCCCACAAACACAGGAATGGGTTTCATCGGCGTACAATGTCTTCCTCAACACAGCGTTCACCGTATTGGATTTCAATCAACTTCAGTGGCTGATCAGTTTCATTGCACAGTTGGTGCCACTCATTCACACGAATAAATGTGTGTTCATGCATGGTCAGTTCACACCGGACTTCTTGATCTGTTGATGCTTCGTCCAAGGTATACACCGTGGCTTCGCCCTGGGCCACAAACCAGAACTCTGCACGACTGTCATGGCGTTGCATGCTCAGGCATTGACGGGGCATGACAGTGAGTTCTTTGAGTTTGGTATTCTCACCCACTTCATGCAGCACACGATAGTATCCCCAGGCACGTTCGGTGCGGGGTGATTTCCATTCTGTCAGTATCCATGAACTAGAATTCTTTTTGTCCTCGCCGCCTACACCAAACACAAACGCAAGATTGTTGTCCATTACATCCATTTCGGGAATATTTGCAGAAGTTCTATCGCCGCCATTGGCAAAAATCAATTCTGCTGTGGGGTAGTGTGCTCGCACCTGTTGTATAAAATGTCTGGCCGAACCGTCTTCGTCGTCAAATGTATAAACCTCATCAACCATGCTGAGATTGTTGACCACGCACAGTCGTTCATTCCAGGGCATGAAAGCACGGCCTTTTTTGCGTGTGAGCCATTCATCGCTGTTGAGTCCCACTATCAACCGGTCGCCCAAGGCCCGAGCTGCTTTAAAATAGGCAATGTGCCCGCTGTGAATGGGGTCAAACCCGCCAGTAACTAATATAATTTTCATGCAGGTATTTACACCTGGATATCTTCCATACCTGCAGTTCTCAGTCGCACCACGTGACCCATTTGCCACTGTTTAGTATCTAGGCCTTTCATGATGCCCAGCCAGCGATTGCGTAACAAGGCCACTTCGTTGATGATAGTTTCAAAGTCAATGACTTCATCTTCGCCATCCACGTACTTTTCAGCATCACGTGCTGTGAGTGCTCGAGCGTAACCTTCTAGATATTTTTTGAAATGTCGGGTACGTATCTTGCGTAGTTGAATGTTGAGATAGTTCAACACAGCCTCTATCTCTTGCAGTTGATTGAACCTGTGTTCTGTGATGCCTGGCAAGGCCGTGATGTTCTTTTCCACCACGCCGCCAATACGGCAATCACGCTTGGCTTCATTCAGCTCATTGTCATAGTGAGCAATGAAGTCAGGTATATTGCCTAAATCTGCTACAACTTTACTGTACCACATGTATGTCTAGCCAATCTAAAAACGTTTTTGGAAAGATACTTAAATCTAAATTTCGCCTTGACGAAAACTCTTGCAAAAACGTTGCTAAATTTTTTTGATCAATTGGTGATACTTCAAAATTAGATTTTAACAAGTCTATTAGAATTTTAAATTGTTGATTGTTTTGTTTGTCTAACACTTCTAGTAGATTGTATTTTGAATCTTTGTCCATTTTTTGTACTTCAAGAAATTCAGGCATAACACACAAATTTTCTTCTATCTCAGCATTGATAAAATTGACAAAATCAACGTATCCAAATGCGGTTAGATTGCTGAGTGTAGAATAAAATTGATACTTGATTCCTGATGTTTTTACATAATCTAACAATTCTACCAAATGATCAAAAGAATATCCGTAACGGTTAAATTCATGGAGTTTGCCGATATTCTCTGCGCTGATCCCTAATTTAAAACTTGGATAATCTCGCAGTTGATCAATTAATCTTGTAAATTTGTTTTTAGGTATACCAAGACCGGTCATTACAGTGAAGACAGAACTTGGATTGCTTAGTTTTATAAGATCAAGCACTTGTGTCTCATACAACAAAGTCTCACCACCAGTGACGTACCAAACTTTTATTTTTTTTGCATGTTCGATCAAATGCCTATACAGTGTTTGAAACTTTGAACTTGAATATATGTCATTTTGTTTTAGCTTTTTAAACAATAAATTTTCAGTGCTCAGTGCATAGGATGGTCTAGAATTTTCAAAATTATACTTGCCATTTTTTTCAATATCATCAGACCAGGCACGGCTAAACATAGGCCCACAGTACGAACAAGTAAGGGTACAGCGATTGCCTAGCGAAATATTAACTTGTTCTAAATTATCAATCTGAGCTGATTGGTGAGTTTTCTCTGCTCCGCCATTGATTGATCTAATGCTAGGCAATCCAGCATCCTCGTTTTTCCAACACGGTTTTTCACAGGACAAAACACGAGTATTGGACAGCATCTGCTCGCGCTCGTTGCGTATAACTGATAAATTCAATAACCCATTTTTTTCTAAGTCAACAAAATCAATTTTGTAGGGGGAGGCACCACAACATGCTGATATAGATGAATTTTGAAATGTCAACGATAATTCAGTAAATTTCCTAGAACAATAATAATTCCGATCAGTAGTCATCTTCTTGATTGTAGTTGTCCTCGTCATCAAACTCTTCTTCTTCCTCTTCGGCATAGTCTTTGTCATTGTCTAGGTATGCTGTAAGAGCTTTCTTGATGTCTGAATCACCTTTGAAGGCGTCTCGAATCTCGTCTACATCATGATCATGATCGATCAAGATGGCCACAATGCTTTCGGCAGCATCCATACGGTCTACCACGTTGACATATCGTTTTAGTTCGCCCCAAATTTCGCTTGCTACTTCTGCTGACATATTATTCCTCCACAGTTTCGGCAGTACTTATTTCAATTCGTTGATTTTGAAAATCTACCATGACTTTGTCCAAGCAACCATCTTCATTGCTTTCCCAGGCCTTGCGGAACAGTTTGATTACTTCGCCATCTGACGTGGTAAATGCCAATCTGTTGCCTTCTTTTTTCAACAGGCCTTTTTTCTCAGCCAAGTCTACCAAGCCTGAGTATGGGTTCATACCTGTTTCGTAAGGGATTTTGACCTGTACACCTTCAAAGGGTTTGGCATAGCGTGTTTTCATGACCTTGCAAGCTGAGCGAATGCCCATGACATCAGAAATTTTGTTGCCATCTTCGTCCTCTTTGAGCTTGAGTTTTTTCATGGCTACAACAATTGAGCTGGCATAAATGAACCCTTGGCCGCCGGAGATTTTGTCATCTGGGTCAAACATGTCCTGGCTTGCATAAGTGTGGTTGGTACATACCAAGCCTACATTGTATGAACCAAACATGTTGACACAGTTACGTACCAGTGCTGTCAACGCCTTGGGTTTACGACCAAGGTCACCCTTCATTTCGCCAGCATCAAATTGATTAACATCTGTGGGAGTCAACAACATACCCAGTGAGTCGATCACAAACATGACCTTGGGACGTTCGCCATCAGGCAAGGCCTTGTAGTCACTCATGAATGTTGATATTGTTTTTGCTACGTCATCAATCATGGCCATTGACAGTTTGAGCAGTTTGCTTTCTGATGTGTCCACGCCCAAAGCCTTGAGCCAGTCTTCGTCCAAGGCATTCTCTGAATCAATCAGCACCACAAAGATACCTTGTTGTTGTGCGTTCTTGATGATGTTGCCAGAACAGATGTAACTCTTGCCTGCACCTGATTCTCCAGCAAATACAGTGACTTTTCCCAGGGGGATGCCGCGATTGAAGTCGCCTGAGATCAGGTAATTCAAGGCGTAATTGCCTGTTGAAATCCAGTCTGTGGGATCGTTAAAGCCAATGCTGAGTCCATCAATGCTTTTGGTGATTTCCTTGCGGAACTTGCTTACGTCAAATGGTTTTCCCATGATTTTCTTCCTTGTATAAATTTCTAAAAATTGTTCTGCTGTCTAATTTACGTCGTTGATCCATGTCTGCTATTTTTTCAAATGCCCCTTGCAAATTTTTAACAAATGGCTGATCTAAATGTGTCAACATGTTTTGATAGCTATTTTCCAATAGGTACCCAGGTTGTTTGCTAATCCGATCTAATAGAATTTTCTTCACTGAGTTTAACACATTTTCTGGCAAATGTCTAATATTTAGGTATTCTGGCTTGGTCAGAGCACCAATTATAAAACTGTTGTTGTGAAAACCCTGTGATTTTAAAAAATCCACACAATCAAAAATACTGATATGGTTCAATAAGAAGTGCAACATGTTGAATGATATTTTATGATCAAACTGTTTAATTGTGCGCAAGTTATTCAAAAACTCTTGCCATGTTCCACCATATCTAATATATTCAAACTCCTGATCCATGCTTTCTACACTCACAGTCCAGTGTACATTTTTGAACTCACTGATTAAATCAAAAATATGTGTATCCACATGGCTTAAATTGGTGTTTATTCTCAAGTTAACTTCGGGGTTAACTTGTTTCAACAACTGTAAAAATTCTAAATTTTCTTTCATCAGCAGGGGCTCACCACCAGCCAGATACACATGTTTTAATTGTGCAGCACGGTCAAAAATATATTGTTTGAATTTTTGTTTTTTTACATCTTCAGGGGTATTGATTACAATGTTTAGTTCGCTGGCCCACTTACTGCTAAAATCTGGACTGCAATACACACAGGAAAAATTACAAAGATTGCTCCAACGTATGTCTACAGTGTGCAAATCAAAGTTTGTGGTATCATACAAAGTGTTGTCAACTCCACGCAGTTCTTTGAGATAAAACACACGGTCACTTATAATGTTAAACCTGTTTTGTTGTTGTTCTAATTCATAACACGGATTACATCGGGAAAACTTTTTTCCTGATTGCATGTCCTCTTTGATTAAATCATCTTGCCTGAGTATTTCCTCTATGCTGCTGTTGTTGATATTGCCAATTGGGTCAGCACTGCGGATACAGTTTTTTATCGTGCCATCAAAATTGTACATAATACTGGTCCAGGGCACAGGACAAAATGCACGATTAGTCAAGTATTTTTTACGGTCCATAGTTCACACCCAACGACAATTCAGCCACATCCAACTCTGGACCAGCTGCGTCCAATATACGTACAACTGTTTGAGCCCAATTATCAACATCAGCATATGGCACGGGACTTTGTTGCCCAGGTTGCGTGGCCACAGCACCTGGTCTAATCAATATCAGTTTTGGCGAATTTTGTAAATGCTGTAATTGGTAGTGTGCCTCTTCTAAGGCAATTTTTTGATTCCTATATGCAATCATATCTATACCTGGCAACGGGCTGACTGGCAGAGTTGTCATTATGGTACTGATGTTTATGATGCATTTGTCCTTTTGCCCTTGCCACCGACGGTACAGTTCAAACAACAACTCGGTTTGTGCAAAGCCAGCTTGTGCATTGTTTACAAACATATCGCAAGGTTCAACCTGAGCTATTATTTTGGGAATATTTCTAATGTTGTGCCCGTGGCGTTTGCTGAGGCCAACAATTTCATGGCCTTGTGATCTATAAACTTTGGACAGTGCTTGCCCAATGCCTGCGGTATCTCCGGTGATTGCTATTTTCATTTTAATAAGTGTATGGGTTCATTGTAAAAAGTAAAACTTGCTACCAAACGAGGAAAATTATCTGCTGTGGTTTTTTCTACACTGTGCTCAATCTGAGAATTAAACACTATTGGACAATCAAGGTCAAGTATTTCTGCCACCATTTTGTTGTCAACATACCATCTGTTGGCCCAACCTTGTGTATTACGCACAGGCAAATTCATCTTTGCAACCACAGGTGGTTCATCAATGTGTTTTGAAAGATGGTCGTTGGTTTCAACAATGGTAATGGCAGCATGTCTAGGTATTAGTTTGTTTTTTTTAAAAAATAACACCAATTCAGGCACATGAGTCAGCAATGCTTTGCAGTCAATAAAATGCCAGCCAAATTCTTTGATATCAATCAGTTGAGTCTTAGTTTCTAGGTAATTGTAGATACCATCAGATATTGCCTGCATGCAATCACAAGGAACCTTTGCGTAGCATTTCATGCCATGCCTCTTAGCTGTTTTTGTTTGACCATAAATGCATCAATGTCTACTTGATTGTTTTTGCCAACAGCAACTTGTCCAGGAATCACTTCTCGATGATTATTTGTCCACGAATTAACATGTTTGATGTTTAACACATCAGGATCATGTAACAATGCATAGGAATGATCAATACTGTGCTGATTGACAAATGCAATGATATTGTCCAAATCACCAATGTTCAATGCACTGACTGTGGTCCAGGTATTTAACTTTAGACCAGGCATATATTTGTAAGTCATTAGGTTATTGTAAAACTTATCCCATTTGATAGGCCAGCGGACCATGTCATGCACTGCTTCTATGCCATCTAAACTCACAGTGACAGTGACATCAATACCACGGTTTATCAACTGATCAATTTCAGCAATTACCACAGAACAGTTGGTGTTTATTCTAACACTTTTGACATTGCTGGGAATGTGCCGGAGCAGGGAACGATAGTTTTTACTGGCACTGGGCTCACCACCATTGATGTCTAAATGCACCACCCTGTGCAATGGCAACTTCCAAAAACGATCTGTGTTGTCAACAATGGGATAGATCTTGGAATACAAGCTGCCAATCTTTGTGCTTAATTCTGCATCGCAAGTAAAACAGGCGCTGTTACAGACGTTGTCTAGAACGCCCCCAATTGTTAGATAATCCGCAGTGTTTTGTTTTTGATCAAACATCAAAGCATTGAGTCTAATGCTGGAGTTGTTTATGTTTTCTGTTTGTTGGCATCGATAACACTCTTGAGGAAATATGTTTTGCTCAAATTTTGATTTAATATTTTTTAACCAACTGCTATTGTCCATGTCTGTCAACGAATCAAACTGCGGGGCGGCTATCATGTGCCCGCAGCGACTCACTGTACCATTGGAATTAAGTCTGACAAAATGATCTAGTCTAGGGCAATACATGTGCTATTACATCAGGATGATTGATCTGATAGTGCTCATATAACTGGTTCCACGTCAATTCTTTATCTACTAGATCCAACAAAATTTGATCTAAATACAACCAAATTTCAATTGAGTTGTTGTTTTGAAATAATTTTTGTATAAATTTTTTTGTGGGAGTAGTGATTCCCGCATCTTCGTGTATATCAGTAATTTTATAAAAGTCTTGAAAATTTCTAAATCTTATTTTTGCATCATCACGTAGATATTTGCTGAGATTTGCTATCCAATAAAACTGTGGCAAATAATGTGTGTTTAGGAATTTGTAGCGTTGGGCAAACCAAAATGCAGTAGAATAATCTAATTCAGGGTGATCACGTTGAAGATGTTGCAAGTAAGTGTTGACTCCACTGACATACCTGGCTCGAGGACTACGGATGTAAACATCTACATGATCAAGAGTGCTTATTTTGTCATCGATAAACACAGCAAGATTGTCTTTTGCCTGCAGACTCCGCAAACTGGTGCTTCCGTTTTTCTGAATTAGATAAACCCACTGGTTGTGAAGTGGCAAATGTACCACTTCACAACGTTTTGGAAACAGCTCTGTGTCCAAAGCTGTGCGCATTACTTGGCTTGACGTGCTCGAATCATGGCCAAAATGTCTTGAGCATTTTGTCCTGACGCTGCTGGCTTGGCCACTGGTGCGGCTGCCACTGGTGTGTCGTCTTCGTCAAAGTCACTGCTGGCAGCGGGTGCTGGAGTGGCCACTTTGAGTGCAGGTTTGGCCACAGGTGCTGGTGTGTCTTCGTCCACATGTGCAGTGCCTGTACCACCTGGTGCTGCCACACCAGCCGGACGGAAGTATTGGCCCCAACGTTCGGTGTCATATGGCTGTCCATCCACTGATGCCTCAAACATCTCTTTGATGACCTTAAGTTCAACGTCTGTGGGTTTCTTGGGCAGGAATGTGCTCAAGTCAAATGCACCATGTGCTGCCACGGCAGCCTGTTCGGCTTCTGTGAGTGCGGATTCTTTACGTGCCCACTTTGAAGTTGAGTAGTCAGCATAACCACCTTTTGATGTTTTGGTGATACGGAAGTCCAAGCCACGCAGGGTGTCTGTGGGCATTTCTTCCAATTCAGGATCCATCAGTGCTGCCTTGATAATAGCAAACAACTGTGGTCCAATAATAAAACGTCGGATGGGATTTTCCGGAGTTTTGTCTTCGCTCAGTGGGTTCTCACGCACAAAGCCTTGGAAAACATAACTGCGTTTTTTCCAGTATTTGCGACC